TTCAAACAGAGCATGAAGTCCTTCATAGCTGAAGTTATTTTTATATGTATCGCTCTGTCTAAATGCATCTCTAAAGCGATATACTGTTACTGTTTCTTTCATTATTATTCTCCTTCTAAGTGATAGTGGTCATTATTGATATTTATTAATGATGAAATTATTTCAGCTTCTTCTTTGTCTGGTGGATGTATTTCATTTGAACAGACTTCAATAGCCATCAATAAATAATCAGCTTGTTTTTTAGTTATTCTTATTTTCATCTGTTATTCCCCTTTATTATTTAAAATTCAGTATCAAGTAATCGAATCACTTCTTTATCATCTCTGCTTTTAAGTGCCTCAATTATATTCTTATTTTCAAGAGCTATGTCTGGATGTATAGCTCTATCTATACAGTAATAACTAAATTCTCTCAGCTCCATTACATATCCTCTCTTTCAAGTTCAAATGAAAATTGCATTTTATTACCATCTGACATTATCTCTGCATCAGTAGCTCTATCATACCAAGCAATAAAAGCCTGTGCATCATCGTGCATTTCATCAGTTATATATCTAAACTGAATAGTTTCGTAACTGGCACAACATTGGTCTGAAGCATCTGCGATACGTTCCACAGATATATTCCCTGCACCATCTACATCTATAGACTCATTTTCTCTCACTAATCCTGAATCTTCCACAGCCAATGCTATTGCACAGAATGTACTATCTTCAGGACATCCATCTATCATATGGTCTCTGTTAACTATTATTGTTTTCTTCATTTATTATTCTCCATAACATATATTGTTTACAGCATCTCTATCCATTCCAGAGTTATCCAGAATCTCCCAAGCAATATCAGGTACAATCTCATCAATATCTTTTTCTGTCATATCATCATCAACCCAATCACTCACTACGACTGTATCAGGAAACTCCAAGAAATTAATCCCTGTTCTGCTCATTATAAACTGCCCTACTTTATGTGCAGCTATCATTGTATTACTCATCTGTTATTCTCCTCCATCAAGTGTTTGTTTTAACAGTTGCAATTTGGCTAACATTGTTTCTTTATTACCTGTCATACCAAAGTATTTCTTTACAGGTGTAAACTTCCAATGTCTATGTGGCTTTATTCCTTTACAGAACAACTTAAGGTCTCTGATTGAACAGATTAAGTTCCACATACCAAGACTATAATTCCTACTGCCATTGTCTATTGTTACAAGGTCATCCATAAACTGGCAATCCTCATCAATCTCTACTGGTTTTTTAAGTTCAGTTATTGTCATTATTATTCTCCTTTTTTATTAAGCCATTTAATATTACAGATATATCATAAAATTCTTCCAACATATCTAAAAATTCTTCTTCTCCATTTGTTAGTCTGTCAATAAGATAATCCTGTCTATCTGCTAATTTTTGTTGTTCTTTAATTGTCATCTGAATACCCCTCTGCTATTGTTGAATCCATCATGCTTAAAAACAAGAACAGTCTATGTTGATGATGTGGTGGTATTACCTTTAATACATCATCCAATACAGCCTGTTGATGCTCTTTATTCATAAAAGATGCGAACATCCTTGTTTTCTTCTGGTTTGGTATTTCTGTTTTATTATTACTCATTATTATTCTCCTTTATTATTTCTAATTGATTAACAGGTACATCATACGCTGTGTGTTTGTCTCCACTACCTGTACGATATACAATATCACAATAACCATTTTTTATACCTGTTATTTCAACTACAGTAAAGATAACGTGATGGCTAATTTTTGGTGAGTTCCAGCATATATAATCAATCATTATTATTACTCCATTTTGTTTGGTGTTCTCTTATTACTTGTTTTTCATATGCCTGTTGCATTGCTTCTATTAGTACAGGCACATCTTCTATTGCTATTTGCATTGATATATCACCTTCAGTATATTCTGTTGATGTATGATAAGAAGATAGACCGACAAACAGCCTTCCCTCATCTTCACATCTGTCAATGCTAATATTCATCCACTTTGCTTTATCTGTACAAGCTCTTACCTTTACTCTATCAGGATATTTAAAACATTCGTCATCCTTTGCAGTCCAATCTGGCTGCCTTAAAACCTTATTGCCTAGTCGTTCCATTTTACTGTTTCTCCTTGTTATCTAAAGTTATATGGTGTTCTGATTTCATACATATATACCCACATTGTTAATCTCATCAGGTCATAGTTGTTAAGCTCATCATACCATTCCACAACAGTATCTTCAATATGATGAATTGGTTCTTGTTGAATCAATGCTCTGTAACCATTGCCTTTCCTTTCCAGTTCATAAAAGCAGCCTTCTTCATCAATGGCTACCTCTACACTCCTTAACATTAGTACGTTTTTCATTTGCTGTTTTCCTTTATTTAATTCTTTCAATTAAAATATTTCCAATATATACTGATTGCGTTACCTTTAATCTTCTGATAGCCTTTTTTTCTTCAGCAGTAAGCAATTCAGGGTTTTCCTTTATTATTGATTCAAGGGTTGTTTCAGTCCCTTCCATATAAAATAACTTTTTAGTATTATTCATTTGCTGTTTTCCTTTATTTTAAAGTATTAAACCTTTGGTTTTATATTCTCTAGCTTCCAATTTCAGTTGCTGATGACATTCTCTACAAAACCTTCCTTGCATTCTACAGTTGGTTTCGGCATCAATCCATAATATACTATTTGCTCCTGCCCACTCTATTTGCTTACTACAGCCATAACAATTGCATTTCTTTGGCTCTAGTTTTATTTGAACACTTCCATCAGGATATTTCAATGTTTTCACATTAAAATTTTTAGTGTCTATTTTCATTTACTGTCCCTTTCCTTTTCCTTTTCCATTTTAAATTATCAGTGGAATAAAAACTTAATGCAACAAAAAACCCTCAACAAATTTTACTTTGTCAAGGGCTTTGTTAAAATCTATCAATAAAGTTTAATCTTCTTTTTTATTGACATTTTTTATTTGCTCAATTGTAGTACATTTTTTACCATTTATTTTTACATACTCAACAATTGATGTTTTGCTATCTTTTAAATAGCTTGTTAAAAATCCACACCTAAAAGATTTATCTAATTTAATAACGCTTTTATTGTGTTTTATTTCCGTGTTGTCTTGTGGTATTAAAATTACATAACCACTATGCTTTTTTTCTAACACTTCATTGTTATCATTCACTTTTAAATTTCCATCAACATCAATTTTCGTTATGTCTAAATTTTCAACACTTACATAATATTGAGGATATTTTTTTAATAACATCTCGTGTCCAGCCTTAACTAAATCAGCATTAATTTGCTTTTCTATTGAGCTTTTTTCAGTAACACTTTTAACAACATTAGAAGATTTTTTAACACCTAGTTTTTTCAATAATGAAGTTTCCATTGTATTAATTCCTTATTATTTATTATTATTATTATTAGTATTATTTATAACTAGGGTAACATATTTGTTATACCGAAGTTATTTCCAACAATTTCAAAAAGCTTAACACATATATAAATGCGTTGAGTAATATTAAGAATATTGAAAATAATAAACAAACTATTTATTATTTATTAGGTATTTATAATAATTATTATATATATTATATATGTTAATTAACTAATATAAGGAATAATAATAATGGATTATGAAGAATTAGAACTAAAAATTATGGAACTATTGGAAAATGATTCGGATAAGATTCATAAAATTATGGATTTAATAGAAGAATTTATTAATAATATAGAAGATTGGAGAATATAAATGTTAAATGAAACTACAATAATAAATAATTATATTAGTAAAACTTATAATAATAATTATTGTAAGACCATAAGCAATAGAAAAAGAAAATTGCAAGGTAATAAAATTACTAATGATTGTTTTGATATGTTGTCTATTGATGAATTGGAGAGTATCAAAGGTATATAATATATATAATATTTATTATGTATGTATTGAAAGAAAGCCTCGCAAGTTAGTGAGGCTTTTTATTTTCTTTTATTAAATAAAAATTTAGTTTATAATTATAATTGGCTAATTTAATTGGAATTTCAACCTAATTTAGTACCCATAGGGGAACTTGAGTGGGTGGGGTATTCGATAAGAAAGAGGTACACGCATTCTAATATTATTTTTCAAATTTCTCTAATTTTAATATCCATTTTCCTAAAATTTTTTTTAGAAATTTTTTTACTTTTTCTTTTTGTATTATATTTATTTTTCTTTTTATATATATATTTAACATTTATAAATATATACTGATATATATATACTGATAATATATATATATAAGGGGAATTAAATCTAAATTTGCAATTTGCATACATTTCTAACTATATTTACCTATGGATTTCATGACAATAAAAGGAAAAGAACACTATTTATATGATAATCCTGAAGAATTTAGGGCTTTCCATAGCGATAAACCCCTCAGACATTATTGGAGAGATGGAGTTGAAGGGGAATGGGTAAAGACCGATGATGATTATGTGTGTCAAATCCTCCGTATAATAAAAATTGGCAATAAAGACTGTGTTCGAACAGTGTGTGGAACATTTGACATTAAGAATCGTAATAGGGCAATGATAGGTGAAAACGGAATAGCCGAAAATATCTATTCATTCTCTGGAAAGACCCCTAATTTAACAAAACACGTGACGAATAGGCAATTCCTATTTGCACAATATATTGCTCAAGGTGTTGAGGCAACTGTAGCTTATAAGAAAGCATTCCCAAGAGCTAAATCTGAGCTTGGAATACAAAAAAGCATAGGAAAACTTTTAAGAACGGAGAGTATACAAAAGATGATTAAAGAAGAAATCCATAAATGTCTTGAAGAGGAAGGTGTAACAGCTGAATGGATAATTGGTAGGTATAAGACAATTGCTGATGTTGCTGAGCGTGACTCAGATAAGCTTCGTTCACTTGAGTCTTTAACTAAAATCGCAGGTCTATTCGACCTGAATGAGAAAAAGTCAGAACAATTGACTGTATTCGCTGGGTTTACACCTGAACAACTGGAGGAAGTAAAGAATGGCAAAGCCACACCACTCATACATGCATCATCAGAAGACAAAGAAGAGTGAAGAAGAAGAAGAAGAAGATTTATGCCCAATGTGCAAGGAATCTTTGTATCTAAATGAAGAATTTAGCAAAAGAATCGGACTTGTTGACGAAAATGATGAACCTTATGGATGGATGTGTCCACATTGCAAAGGAATGTTTGATGAAAACTCTGTTCTTATGGGTATCCATGGAATGGACGAAATGGGAGAATCTTAATCATGGGTAATTTATATAATTATGTCTTGCAAAACATATCAAACCGATACAAACAATCTGAAGATAATGTTGAAGATGTAATGAATCGTATTGCATGGCACGAATCAAGAAGTGTTGTGGATTGCAAACAAATCGGTGGTGGACCAGGTAGAGGTTTATTCCAATTTGAGGTTGGTAAAAGCCAAGGTGGTGAAACTGCCATGAGAAGACTTGTTAGATGGTTCAATGCTAGTGAAGTTGATATCCCTTCATGGGCTAATATTGGAGATAATGGAGTAGATGCCTCTGAATTAACTGAAGATGCACAAAAAATGATGTTTCTTGGCAATGTTAGATATCATCCAAAGGCTAGCTTGAAAGGTTTATCGGCTGAGAACCTACCTGATTGGTGGGCTGATTATCATTGGGCTGGAGATGCTTCTCATAGAGAAGGACACATCGAATCATTCATGCATAGCATGGAACACTATAAAGGGTGATTAATCAGGATGGAATATTAGCAATATTAATATTCATCCTACTAATTTTATTTGAAAAATATAATGAATCACAAATTACTCCATGTCCGAGTTATTGTGATATTCAACATGAACATATAATTGAGGAGAATTGAAATGGTAAAAAAATTTATAGATATGATAATGGGAAATAATGCACATTCTCAACTTGATACTTTGATTGAGCAAAATAAGCGTAATCCACAAAATATTAAGAATGAAGTGATGACGGAGACAATAAAGATTCCTGAAAACGCAATATTTCCAGATTATCTAACTAATATAGTTACAGCAATAGCTGAAGGTGAAACTGAAGGTGGAGAGAAAAGATATTATATGAAATCTTCGTCTATGCCTAGCAGTTTCGGTCATCCAGAATATGGAGAAGGAACAAGAAGGCAAGTAATGCAAATGTTACTAAATGCTATAAAGCAGTCACCACAAGATACAATTCCACGTAAGGAAGTGGAGGATTATTATAAATTTCATAAAATGCCAATGCCTAAATAATTTAAGCATTAATGGCTAACTTAAATTTAAATGGTAATGTTTCTGAGAATGAAAAGGTTTTGCATAATGCTTATCATGACCTTATAACATTTGGGAAACTATTTTCCCCTCAAGACTTTATGGCAACAGCAACTCCTAATTTCCATCGTGAGGTTGGGAGTTTACTATTAGATAGAAAAATTCAACAATTAGGTCTTGTTCTTCCTCGTGACCATGCTAAATCTACATTAGCATCAACTGCAATCCTCCATAGATTCTTATTTGCAGAAAAAGACAAGCCTGAGTTTATAGCGTGGATTGGTGAGGCTCAAGACCAAGCAGTTGACAATATTAGTTGGATTATGAATCATATTTATTCAAATCCTGCTATCCACTACTATTTCGGAGACCTTCAAGGGGATAAATGGACAAAGAATGAATTTACCCTATCAAACGGATGTCGTATGATTGGTAAGGGTACATCTCAACGTCTTCGTGGTAAAAAGCAAAATTCAACAAGATATACTGGAATGGTATTAGATGACTTTGAATCAGAGTTAAATACAAAAACTCCTGAATCAAGGCAACAAATTAAGAATTGGGTAACTGCTGCTGTTTATCCAGCGATTGATTTTGATAAGAATGGATTCTTATGGTGTAATGGAACTATCGTTCATTATGATTCGTTCTTAAACAACTTAGTTAGAGACCATAACGCTGCAATGAAAAATGGAGAAGAGTTTTCTTGGAATATAGTTACGTATAAAGCACTTCTTGATGATGGTACACCTCTCTGGCCCTCACGTTGGCCAGTAAAGAAATTGGAAGAAAGAAAGCAATTCTATATTGATTCTGGCACTCCAAGCAAGTTTTATCAAGAATATATGAATCAAGCTAAGTCTCCTGAAGACCAAATTTTTAGTGAGGAGGATATAACGGATGGATTGTATAAAGGGCATGTTAGATATGATGACGGAGCAGGTAGCTGGTATCTACAATTGGATGACGGAGAAAAAAAATATGTCAACTTGTATATCGGAGTTGACCCAGCTTCTACTCTTGGGTCTCGTAATGACTACAGCGTTATTATGGTTACTGCTGTTACTGTCGATTTTGACTATTATGTTATTGATTATTGGAGGAAAAGAGTTCTTCCAATGGATTGTGCAGACGAAATTTTCAAATATGTCGAAAGATACACACCAGTCAAAAGAGTAAACATTGAAACAATTGCCTATCAAGAGATGTTAAGAGATTATGTTCAAAAGAGAAGTAAGAAAGAAGGAATATTTATCCCAGGAATTGAGATGGGTATCAAGGGATATGGCAACCAAAAGAAGAAAGATAGGCTATTTGAAGGATTGCAACCAAAATTTAGACAAGGAGCAGTTCATTTAAGAAAAGATATGCATGAGTTTATTGGAGAGCTTATTGATTTCCCTAAAGGTTCTCATGATGATTGTATTGATGCCTTTTGGTTATCGACTCAATTTGCCAAAGGAAATAAGAAAATTGGCAAGAAAAAGCTTGAAAAAGGGCAGGATGGAACTTACAGTAAAAAAAGAAAGGTTTATAACTGGCTTACAGGTGCAAGGAGCTGATTTGCATTATATAAGTTATTTATATTATATTTACCACTATGATTCAAGAAGATATTAGAGTAAAATCAATCAGAGAACTCTGGAGACGCTGGAGTGATGCTCGTAAAGACTGGGATACACAGGCTCGTGAAGATATAGACTTCTATTTGGGAAACCATTGGAATGATAGTGAAGTTTCTGAGCTTGAACAGCGAAACCAATCTGCATTGCCTATGGATAGACTTCACTCAGCTGTTGAGCAGTTTAAAGCAATTATAACATCAAAACCACCTAAATTCGCTGCTGTAGGCAGAGAAGATTCCGATAATAAGATGGCTAATGTATGGAAAGGAATACTTGAATATGTATGGGACATTTCAGATGGAAATGAAACATTCAAGCAAACTATCCATGACTATTCTGTTACAGGTTTAGGATATTTTTATTCATATATAGACCCTGAAGCTGATTATGGTAGAGGTGAAGTAAAATTTACATATGTTGACCCATTTAGAGTAGTGGTAGACCCAAATAGTAGAAGTCGTTGGTTTGATGATGCAGCAGGTATGATGCTATCAACCACTCTCACAAAAATGCAATTAATGGATTTATATCCTCAATTAGGTGAAGAGCAAGAGAATGGTAAGACATTAATAGACGAATTAGAGAATAATGATTATTTTGAAGAAGATTTTCCTTCTTCCACTCAAAGTTATGAAAAACCTAGATTTACTCCTGATGTTGTAAAAGACTATGATACAGGAGAAGGTTCTGAGAAATATAGACTTATTGAATCATTCTCCAAAGTAAAAGTTCCATATTATCGTGTTATGGATATGCAAAGTGGAGATGAAAAGATTTTAGATGAAAATGGCTTACAAGTTATGCTTCAAGATGAAAGAATGCAACTTGCAGTCGAAAAGGGTATGATTGACATTGTTCAAGTTATGCAAACAAGAATTAAATTAACTTGCATTGTTGGACAATTAGTTTTATACGAGAGAGTACTGGATACTGATGTATACCCTATCGTTCCAGTACCAAATATATGGACAAATACTCCGTATCCTATGAGTGATATTCGTAAGAATAAAGACTCACAGAGATTCTTGAACAAGTTGGTCTCGCTTATTACCTCACATGCTCAAGCTTCAGCTGGGTTAAAATTACTTATTCCTGAAGGCTCGGTTGATGATATAGAAGAATTAGAAAGAGATTGGGCAAATCCGAATGCAACAATTGAATATGACCCTTCTTTTGGTGAACCTCACTTCCCTTCTCCACAGCCACTTGCAAGTTCAATATTACAATTACCTCAAATGGTAGAGAAATATATTGATTTAAATATGGGTATTTTTGAAATGATGCAGGGGAATACTGAGGTTGCACCTCGTACTTCCTCTGCCACAATGATGTTGGAAGATTTTGGGCAAAGACGTTCAAAGTCAAAACTTAGAGATATTGAAGGTTCTTTAAAAAGGCTTGGTAGAGTTATATATAATCTATCTAAGTCTCATTATAGCTTTAAAAAAACATTTAGAATAGTCCAACCAAATAATGATTTGACAGAATTTACTATCAATAAACGATTATATGATGATAAAACAAAAGAACTTCAGCAGATATATAATGATATATCTGTTGGTCAATTTGATATTCGTATTATTGGTAATTCTACAATGCCTTCAAATAAATGGGGAGAATGGAATGTATATATGGAAGCATTCCAAGCAGGTCTTATTGATAGACATGAGGCATTAAAGAAAACTGAAATATTTGATAAGGAAGGTGTTATCGGAAGAATGGATACGATACAAAAACTTCAACAACAACTTCAAGCATCAGAAGAGCAAATTAAAAAGCTATCTGGTGACTTGCAAACTGCACATCGTGAATCAATACAATCAAGAAAAGCAACTGAAGTTGAGAAATTTAAAGGTCGACTTAAAGAAACAGAGTCTACTTCAAAAGCAGACCAAAAACTTCAAGTCGGAAGATTATCAAACGCTGTTAAACTCGAAGCTGAGAAATTACGTTTAGCCACAGAGCAAGAGAAACGTAGTCAAACTCAAAAAGCTAAGAGAGATAGCAAACAAGGAGAAAAATAAAATGGACGCAAATGAACTAGGAAATCAAATTCAAGATGAACTTGGTCAATCCGAGCAATTTGTAGGGCAAGATGAAGGTCAAACACAGGAAGAGACTTCTTCTACTGACTGGGAGGCACAAGCAAAGTACCACCAATCAGAGAAGGATAAACTCTATGCTGAAAATCAAAAGTTAAGTCAATATAAGGAAATTGGTGAATTTTTGGAATCACGTCCTGACATAGTACAGCAAATAGCTGGAAAAGCAGATAGTGGTCAGCCAGAAGCACAAAAGCCTCCAATGATTAAACCTGATGAGTTCGACCCATGGGAAGCCTATAATGACCCGACATCAGCATCTTATAAATTTAGGATGCAAGAAATGCAGCAAAGCATTAATAGTGCAGTTAATCAAGCTACTCAAGGTATTCGTAAAGAAACTGGAAGAGCGAATTTGAACTCTCAACTTAAAGCTAAAGGTTTAAATGATGAGCAAGTTCAATCATTCTTTCAATTTGCTGACAAGCATCCCTCTGAGTATGGCTTGGACAATGTAATTAAAATGTGGCAGGCTGTAAATGGTGCTCCAGTCCGAGAAGAGCAAGAAAGTCCCTTAGACCAAGTACGTAATGTACAAAGTCAACCTCAACAAGCAGGTGGTATATTGCAAGGTGAAAAACCTCAAATGCCAAAATCTGATGCTGATGCTATGTGGGATGGAATTGTTAAGGCTGGAGGACGCACTAACGTATTAAAATAAACTAAGGAGAAAAAATGGCTACTTTTAATAGTGGACAAGTAAAATTCGGAACTCCTGGTGCAGTTATTGATAGTACAATACCATCACGTAGACTGTATGACTTTAGTGATAGGGTCGCTGACTTAGCTCCAGAAGAATCTCCGTTTTTTGTATATTTGTCAAAAGTAGGGAAAGTTCCAACATCGGATTCGCAATTCCGATTTTTGGAAGATAGAACAAAAATTGCGATTACTGACCGAAGCTTTCAAGTTGATGGTACTCAGACATTAGCAGCTCCAGGTGGAAATACTACAGTTCTTGTAGATATGCAATCTGGTGGCTCTGATGCAACTGTACCATGGTTAATTAAGGGAATGGTTGTTTCATTCGCACAAAATAAAAATACAATTGGCGATGCTAATGAGCCTTTATTGCAAGGCACAGCTCGTATTGAATCAGTTACTCAAAATTCTGCTGATACATCAATAGTTGTTAAAACAATACAAACTGTTGACGGAAGTACAGTTGCTCTTGATAATGATGGTGATGCTGTAGTTATTGGTACATCATATGAGCAAGGTTCAGGTGCACCTGATGTATGGTCTCAAGAGCTAGATAATGATTATGGTTATACCCAAATCTTTAAGACAGCTTGTGAGATGTCAAATACTGCTCGTGCAACTGTATATCGTGGATATGCTGATGAATGGCAACGTCTTTGGAACTTAAAGTTACGTGAGCATAAAGTTGATATTGAAAGAGCATTACTTTTTGGTATGCGTGGTTCTCAAGGTGGAATCCAATATACTGAAGGTATTGTAGGACATATACTTCAAAATGGTACAATTACTGATGGTAGTATAGGTTCTTACTCAGAAGGTGTTCCATATCTAGGCATGTTTACAACTTCAGAGATGACTTATGATGGTCTTCTTGGTGCATTTGAAGTTATGTATGACCCAGCTCGTGGTGGTTCTTCAAACAAGCTTTGCTTGGCTTCATTACCAGTTGTATCTCATTTCAATAAAATCTCTGGATTTGGGGAATTGAGTATGAGTGGTGAAACACGATATAACTTTGAATCATCTAAAGGTGTATTCGGTCATAAAGTAATGAAGATTGAAACAGTTCATGGCGATTGCTCAATTGTTAAAGAGCCTTTATTTAGAAATAATGCTTCAGGTCATATGTGTTTTGTTGACCTTGACCATGTTTCATATAGACCTCTTGTTGGTAATGGTGTTAATCGAGACACTTCAATCACAACTAATGTTCAGCAGGCTGATGAGGATTTAAGAAAAGATATGATATTGACCGAAGCTGGTCTTGAAGTATCTCTTCCTGAAACTCATGCTTTAATTAACATTAACCAAATATAAGGAGGGCATGAATAATGAGAAGCGATAAATTAAACGCAAACAGTAATGCCTTTGACGCAAGTGTTGGTGGATTTGAATTTATTAATGCATCAAAAACTCTTTCACAAGATGATAGTGGCAAGGTTTTTGCATTAAATTCAACATCTGCTGTAACAGTAACATTACCTACAGATGCTAATTGTTCTGTTGGATGTCATTATAAATTTATTGTGCAAACAACAAATGATAATGCATATACAATTTCAACAGGCGATAATGCAGATTCAGGTGGTGATGATTTTGTTGGTGGAGTCATATTGGCTTCTACTACAGCAGGCTATGGGCATGCAGTAGTTCCAGCAGCGAATGACTGTAATATCATCCTTGATGGTAATCTTGCTGATACAGGTGGTGAAAAAGGTTCATGGATTGAGGTTATGAAAATAACTGCCGATGAATGGATGGTTTCAGGATGTATCTACTCTGATGATGCAGATACAGACGGAACAGCTCTATTCACTGATACTGATTGATGAATAGTCCTAACGGATAACAGTTATTGGGAACTGGGGAGAGGTCGTATAAAGGGCTTCTCCCAAATCCCTCAATTAAGGAGGCAATATGCCAAATAAAAAATTTAAAAAATATCCTCATGGAGGAGCTCTTGAAGGTAATTCTCATGCTGATGGTGGAATACCAATTGAAGCTGAAGGTGGTGAATTTATTGTAAGAAAGGAATCAGTTAACCCTTCCACATTAGCAATTTTAGAATATATTAATGAATATGGAGATATTCCATTAATGGATGCAAGAGATAGAAAGGAGACATTTTAATGCCAAAAGTAGGTAATAAAGAATTTAGTTATGATAAAGAAGGAATGAAGAAAGCTGAAGAATATGCTAAAAATACTAATCAAGAAATGGAAATGTATTATGGTGGTGGAATGGTAGATGCAAGAAATCGTTCTCAAATGTATATGGAAGATGGTGGGATGATTAGCGAAAAGGAATATGATATGCTAGAAGAGCATAAAGAGCATCATAGTGAGAAACATATGAATGAAATGGAACAGGATATGTTAAAGGGAAGTAGTTTTAAAAAGGCTCATAACAAAGCTATGAAAAAAGTTGGTAAATAAATGGGCTATAAAAGTAGTGAATATGAGAAGAAAAAATTAAACAAAAAATATAAAAAAAAAGATAAGAGAAATAATTATGAAAAGAACGAAGACATATTATTGCGAAACATGCAAGAAACTGGTAGATTTTGTCTTTCCGAGAACTGAGATGACTAAATGCGAATGTGGTCACATTTTCGGTGCAACTTTTAATAATACAAAAAATCATGTAAATATGAGAACTACTTGGTCTGGACAAACTCAAGTTGAGTTTACTCCACAAACAATGCAAGAATCAGTTGAAGGTATGGGAGGTAAGTGGTAAATGGCTTTAGATTTTGCAGCACAAATACATGCTTTAAGTGGCTTTAATGCTGATGGTACGGATGATACTAGCACAGACGATGATTTTGATGAAACTGCAGCCCAATGGATGTCTGATGGAGCAAGAGAAGTTATTAATTTACTTCCACAAAAGTTAAAAGAGAAGTGCATGACAGCAACAGGAGTGGGAACGGATTCTATAGTTGATTTAGATAGTATGGGAGAAATACTTTATGTAACACGCAAAAATGACGATGGAGGTCATTATACTGAATGTAGAAAAATTCCTTCAAGTCATGGAGGATTAGCAACAGATTCTACCAATATAATCCATTTTGCGACTGCTACTGACCCTGTGTATTGGGTTGATGGAGATACTTCTGGAGCAGCTACATTATATGTTAAACCTACTCCTACAGCAGGTCAACCTTCAATTGTTCATCATATTGGATATCCTACATTTACTGCTGCTGATGATGGAGCTTTAGATATTGTAGTTCAAAGCACTATTCCTAATTTTCCTGATGAAGCAGAATATTTAGTCGTATTATATGCAGCAATCAAAGCAACTGAATATATGATGCTTACAGAGGAAGACCCTGAAGTTTATGCACCACAACTTACAACATTGAAACAAGATTATGCTCAAGGAATATCATCCCTTACAGGAGCACCTAAAAGAGGAGGTGAATAATGGCAACAACTAAAAGAACATTCCCAAACGATTATTTTTCATGGTATAATGATGATAGAAGAATTGCTATTGTTGCTATTGATACAGAAGCATCTTCTACAGAACAAACAAGAGAAAAGTATGATACTTATCAAGATGCTGATGTAACAAATGGATTAAGAATTACATATCGTGCAAAGTATGAGGCAATTAGCACAAATACTCTTGGAAATAATATGAGTACATTTGGTGTGGATACAGGACTACAGCAATGTATTATTTGTTATATGAAGGCAAGATTGCTTGAAGACCAAGGAAATCTTCAACAAGCTCAATATTATAGGCAAATGTATGAAAAGATGTTAAAGCAATATCCAACAAGAAAGTCTGGAATAAGACAGTTGTCTGTTCCACATTTATAAGGAGAATTTATGGGTTCAAATTCAACAACATGGGATAGTGAGAATAATACAGAGGCAAGTGATGTAGCTGCTTCTGAGGTTACTCCAAATGAGATTATTCAGCAAATTGAATATTTAATAGGAAGGCAACCTCAAGGATATATGATTAGGCTTATGAATGATGCTTTATTAGACATGTCTTCAAAGAAAAAAGAATATATGGTTTCAGCTAATACAGATTTAGAGAAGTATAAAAGATGGTATGAATTAGACCAAAATGTAATTGATATAACGAAAGTAGAAATTTTAGATACAAATAGTAGGTATGTTATGATACCTAAACTTGCAGACCCACATAAATTATTGCGTGAAGATACTGATGAAACTGATGATGCTCTTACAAGTTCTTAGTTAAGGAATTAAATGGCTAAAGTAGATAAAAATATTAAAGATTACAAGAAATTGCGAAAAGAGGCAGAAAAGCCTACAATCAAGTCTTCTATCGAGTCTTTAAAAATTCAATTAAAAGAATATACTGATAAAGAGGAGTATTTTAAAATTATGAAAATTAAAGCTCAAGGAGCTATAGAAATATTAACAGAATTAGATGCTAAAAATGGATAGTATTAAAGACTCATTAATAACAGCAGGACAAGGAGCAACAGGAATTGCAATTAGTTTTTGGAGTGCTTTACCTGATGCTTTGAGGGTAGGCATATTAATAGCTACACTTATTCATATAATAGTAAAAATTAAAAAGGATATAAAATAATGCACTCATGGTCTCGTCAAGACCTTAAAGCATAACTTAAAGAAAGGAATAAACATGGCAACAAAACCATTACATAAATATACAGTACAGGAATCGAATAATCTTCAGGTATATGAAAATTATTCATCTGTAACAATTACAGTTGATGATGATGATACCGACAATAATGGCACAGATTGGACTACAAGTGGAGATGGAGTAGCTAAAGAAGTTACAATTATACCTATAAGTGGTACTGCTGGAGATACAATTAAAGTAGCACTAAAGATTGGTGGTTCTTGGGGAGATGACATAACTGTTAAATTTGATGATTTTCCAATAACTATTAATAATTTGTTAATTGACCAGATTAGAATTGAAAGTTCTGGAGGAACATCTACTGCTGAAGTTTTTGAAGTATTATCATTTCATTAAGGAGATTAAATGGCACAAGTAAGTAGGAAGAAAGTATTTATTGATGATAAAGATTTGAAAAAATCTATATTAAATGCAAATAAAAGCCTTGAAGAAAAGAATAAATCTCTTGAAATATCAATTAAAGATAAAGAAAAGTCTTTAAAGGATATGGATAAAGATATTAAAATTTACAATTCTGAGATAAAATCTTTAATTAAAGCAATTGATTCTGAGAAAAAAAGTTTATCTTTATCTAAAAATGATGTATATAAAATGCAAAAAGAAAAATCAGATGTAGAATCGGAAGTATCAAAGCTTGAAGATGAAAAGAAATCTTTTGCAAAGGATATACTTAAATATTCGCAAGAAAAAGAATCTCTTGTTAAAGATATTGAATATTTGAAATTTCAAAAAAAGGGAGAGGAGAATCTTCTTCAAGGAATTAAATCTATTGAAAATAAAAAGAAAGATAAACAATCTGAATATGATAGTATAAGCAATGAATGTAAGACAATAGAAAGTAAATTAAAATCATTGAATAATAAATATATGGATAAATCTTCTTCAATAGAAAAAGATATAAATCTTTTATTTGAAAAGTATGAAAACATACTTGAAAAAATATCTAACCAAGAAGATAAATTATCTAAATCTAAACTAGAATATTCTGATTATTGTAAAGATATAGATATTAAAATTAAGGACAAGGAGGATAAGCTTAACAAAATAGAGTCAAGTTTACTTAAAAAAGAAAAAGAAATACTTTTATTAGAAGATAAGGCAAATAAATTAGAAAAAGATATACCAGTTAATAAAGCGAAGATTGCAAAGATGAAAGAAAATGCTTCTTCTTGGAAAGTAAATTTCCTTGATGAAATTGCTCAATTGAAGATGAAAAATAAGATTGATAAGATTGATAAGGCTGGTTTAAAGGAGATTTTAAATGGCTAAAGCAGGTAATGGCATAAATAGAGTCATTATGGATAATGCAGGGGAAGAGGCTACAGTAACAGATAATAGACTTGATACAAATACAATTGCCCAAGGATATACAGCTGTAGCACATTTTACTCAAGAAATAGCAGATTCTGCAACTCAATTGACATCTCAGACATCTAAACATGTTGATATTATGGCAGATGTATCAAATACAGGTATCATATATATTGGTGGTAGTGGTGTATCTGCGACTACTGGAATTGCTTTATATGCTGGAGATGTATATAGTATAGATGTTTCTAATGCAAATCTATTATATGCAATAGCAACTGTTGATACTGAAGATATAAATGTGGTGTGTTATCGCTAATGGCTAGTAATGTGACAAGACGCAATACGCATAAATTTGCTTTAGATATGCCTTTTCATTTCGAAGAAGAGACAGCAAATAGGACTTATTTTAGGGATGCTGATGATTCAGATGCTCCATTTAAGTGGGATACTTTTGATACTGAAAGTACAACGACTCCTGGAGATACTATTTCTATTTTAGGAAGTACTGCTGTGTCAGGTATTGCTATTCCTTATGATTGCACATTAAAAGGTGTAAGATGGATTGCATATCAATCGCAAAATTATAACCAGGTTGTACATTTGCAAACATGGACAGGAGTACCTGCAGAAACAGCTCCACTTACAACCACAGTAACTTTAAGGGATAGTATTAGCTTAACAGATTATAAAAGGAAAGGTATCAATCAATATTCAGCTTTAAATGTTTCTTTAAGTGCTGGTGCTATGATATATCCAGCATTTAAATACGATAGTGGAACAGCAGTGCATTATCATGGTAGTGTTTCTTTTTTATTTGAGACAGTATAAGGAGTTAAATGGGAAGAACTAAAGGAGTAGTTAAAAGAGCAATTGTAACGCCTGATAAGCACTTTCCATTGGCAGACATGGCAGCAATTGATGTTTTATGTCAAGCGATTGAAATTGTAAAGCCTGATATATATATAGACTTGGGAGATGTTGGAGAATGGCATGGATGTAGTCATTGGCAATGGACGAAGAGGAAGAGACCACCATTGGAATACCAATTGCCTTTTATTGAGCAAGATATCGTTGATGTAAATAAAGGTATGGATATTATTGATGAATCCTTAGATAAGACAAATTGCAAAGAAAAATACATGATTGAAGGTAATCATGATGATTGGATGAATAGGTTTGTTGATGAACATCCATATTTACAAGAAATGAGGTTTAAAGAATGCGTAAATCTAAAACAACGTGGATACAAGTATTACCCTGCTGGGAAGTATCTAAGGATAGGGAAGCTGTGGTATTATCATGGACATCACTTTGCTGGAGTTCATCATACACGCAATCATCTTATACGTACTGGTGCGAATGTGATGTACGGACATCATCATGATATTCAACAAACAAGTATTACTCACATGGATGGTGTTAAGAGTGCTTGGAGTATTGGATGCTTAAAGGATATGTCAATAGAGCAAAATGCTTGGCTTGGAGGTAGGAACATTAATTGGTCTCACGCATTTGCGATAGTTGATTATTATGAGAATGGATTTTTTACTGTTCATGTAATACAAATAATTAATGGCAAGACATCTTTATGGGGTGAATTGCTAGATGGGAATAAATAGATGGAAATGGGATTCATTGACATCGTGGAAAAACTCGGAGTACCTGTTAGTGTGGCTGGTGCATCCATGTGGTTCATATGGAAACAGACACAATTCATTCAGAAATTTTTCATGGATGATTTGCAGGAATCCCAAAACAGATTGGAAGCTATTATAGTGACTTTAATAAGTCAACAGAAAGAATTACAAATAGATTTAAAAGAAAGTATAGCAGATATGCGTTCATCTTATGAATCACTTGTTGAGATAGTACAGGCATTATCTGGTAACGGACTTAGAAAGAAGGATAAATGATACCAACAGCACTTATAAAACTTATTGTACCAAAAGTTCTTGATATGGTTATTAAGCAATTTAAAATGGATAAGGTTATGGATTATGTATTCCAGGAAAATGAATTGGATGATAAGGTAAAAGATTTACAAGACGAAATAGATTACTTAAAAGCAAGAATAATTAATTTAGAAAAGGAGTGAGAATGTCAATATTAGATTCGTTAAAGGACAAGCTTGGAGGCGTAGCAGAAGATGTAGCGTCTTCAGCAATAGACGAGGCAAAAAAGGAATTAGCAAAAAAAATAGATGATGTATTTGATGATGAATTGCAAAAAATGATTTGTGATGCAATCAATAAAAATGTTGATATCCCATGGGTGCCAGAATCTGTAGAAGACAAATGGTTTAATGCAGGCTATGATAAAGTAGAGGCTATAGTAAAGCCTTTATTAAAGAAAAAAATATTAGGATAGTAAGTGGCAACTGACGATATACAAATGATGAGCTCAAGTTGGACTGACCCAGCTGATGTAAATCTTGAATTAAATCATCCTCAACATTTTTTGGCAGGAGTAGAAGATTTTCATCAAGATGCAGCTACAAGAGCAATAACTAATATGGCTAATCTTAGTAATATTGGCAACATGTCTGCAACTGCAATGGTTGGATGGAATGCAATTCCTGGAGGATTTGAACCATTACAATTATCTATAGGTGGTAAAAAGAAAGCATTCCAAATGTCAAGATTTGATGGAGGCTTAAATTTAAAGGGAGACCCTAAAGATATTTCAATTATCGAATGCATAACTGCGTCTAATCTTTCTTTTTCAAAGCCTGGAAGAATAATTACCTCTGGTACTGGTACAGATGAAGATGCTGGAGTTTCAATAACTACAGATTCAGGAGATGATGCAGCAGCAGGATATGGGGGATTTGCATTTAAGACTGGCTATAGTTTAGCTGACCCTCCAGTAAGGGGAAATCATGAGTTTCTCTGTAGATGGGACGAGAATGCTCTTGATATGAATGACCCAAATACAGGAGAAAATGCAACATTGAATCTTGGGGGAGGAAGTCAAGAGATAGAAGAAATGTCTCCTGTATTATATGCAACTGCAAATGCAATATATGCATGTGATGCAAATATAAAATCATATGATTCACAGAGACAGTTATATACAATTGTTGATAGAGTTGATATTAATAATGGAAGCCAAGAAGTATCAATACTTGATTGGATTGGAGGAAATGTATTAATAAATTCTCCTACTATTGGAACAAGTGCTAACCAAGTGGAAGATGACGTTAATGCTGCATATGCTACAGTCAATAGTACTGGGGCTGTACACTTTTTTGCTGATGACTCAGGAAATGGGAACTGGGGAGTAACTGGAGATGCAGAAACTTACACATTTTATGCTTCATGGCTTTTCGATGGAATAGCTGAGACTGCTCCATCAAAAGTAAATTCATCACCACTTTCTTGTGCAGGAACATCTCTAATTTTCAATTTATCAATTGGACACACAGCTTCAAATCCTATTGGTGGAGATGCAAGAATAAATGGAATGAGAGTATATGTTGCATCTACAACAAATCCTGAAAGAAAATATTTTTTAGCTGAAGCAGCATGGGACAAAGGAATAAAAATATATACAGATTCTAGCTATACTCCTTGGGCACAAGAAGCTTCTGGTAAATATAACATGGCTTCTAATATTACTATTCAAAATCCTCCAACTGCGCTATCATTTTATGATTTAAATGGATATTTTGAAGATGAGATTTATTTAACTCAAAAAGCTACAAGTAATATTTCTCCAATATTATTAGATTATAAATGTGCAACAATTGGTTCTGATGGGAGAGTATTTATTGCCAATATAAATTGGAATAGAAATACAAGTGCAGTATCAGGACAAATTAAAGCTGACCTTATGATGTTTTCTGCTGTAGGTAGACCTGGAGTATTCCCTTTTTACAATACATTTGATTCACCTGTAAGTGATGGTGGCTCAATATGGGCTTTAGAGTCAATGAAAGATAAAATACTCCAATTTAGGGATAATAGTGTTGTTGTTGTTAATGTTGCAGATGATAGAAGATTTTATGTTGAGAATATATTTACAGGAGTTGGTATTCAAAACCCATGTCAAGTAACTAAAACTCCAATGGGTATTGCTTGGGTAAATAATGAAGGTTGTTATTTATATGATGGCAATAGAGTAATTTCTCTTACGCATGGAAGATTTGACCCTAGTGATTGGGGACTTACAAGTTCAAGTATTGTATCTGCATATGAAGTTGATGATAATACAGGAAATGCAGCAACTTCTCCATCAATTGGATATGATTTTATATCAAAAAAATTATATATTATAAAAAATATAGAATCTGATGTTTCCACTTCTGCCAATGGAAATGATGCATATGTTTATGATTTTCAAACTCAATCATGGGCTAATATAGTAGGACTTGTAGATAATTCTGGAGATACTATAAAGATGTCAAATTTCTTTACATATGGAGGGAAATTATCTTATTGGAAGTCTGGAAGAGCAAATCTTAGGAATATAGATTCAACTCCAGCAGAGCAATCAGAATTTGAATGGACTTCAAAAGAAATTGATTTTGGAGCACCATCTGTTCCTAAGAAAGTATTCAAAGTTATTATAAATTATACTGGTGGAACTAATCAAAATATTGATGTAACATATGGAATAAATGGGGATACAACCCCAACTGAAACTATGAGTGCAGATTTGACGGATACAACAACAAGTGGGAATAAAAGGGTTGAAATAACTCCTACAGGAGCAAGCACAAGTAATATATATAGCTTTCAATTGAAACTTGATGGAACAGCAGCAGCTACTTTTGAACTTCATGATATTACAATAATATATAGAATGAAAAAGGTTAAATAATGTCTAATCCTAATTTAAGATTAAATAGGCTCAATAATACTATAAGGAAAAAAGGTGAATCTGGAGCACAAATATATGAGAAGAACAAAAAGACTGTTGTTTTATCTTCAGATAGGAATATTATATTTGATACTGATGGAGGGCAATTATCAATACAGGATGGAGGATATCCACATTTTTTATTTGATTGCGATGCAACTGCCTTGACCATATATGATGACACAAATAGTGATGATGGAGCAACTATAACTGTAGCAGCAAATGGAGTTACTACGATTACTACAAATGATAATGATGGTACTTCAGGACACCTTGTGTTAAATCCTGATGGTAATGTTGGCATTGGGACTTCTTCTCCAGATTTATCGCTACACATTCATAGTGGAGATTCTCACAATACAATGAAATTAGATTGTGGTGAGGGCTGGAATAGTGGCATACAATTTGCAGAAAATGATACTATGTCGTGGACTGTATTTAATCAAGGGGCAGATGGATATTTTAG